TATTTGGATTAGCTCCAGCTATGATCCCAGCACCTAATACTCCATCTGCTCTTGTTACAAACTCTCCGTCTGCTAATTGAGCTAACATTGTATCCTCGTCTTTGTCTCCTACGCCTGCTCCGTCTTCTACATAACCTGATGCTCTAACATAATTGTTTGCATCGTTTTCATCATGAGAAACTTTTGATGGAAGATAGTTAATACCACCTTCATTAAATTTTTTAATTTCAGCTAAACCACCTGTTCTTAAACCTTGTTTAACTAACGAGTATGGACCCATTCGTGGATCACCTTTTCCTGCTTCTTCAGGAGAGTAAACTTTTTCATAAGCTTTTTCTTCACCTGTAGTTGGATCTATGTAAGTGTACCCAGGTCTATTTTCTTTCATGTCTAAATAATTCATATTGTAACCTGGCATATAAATATCTGTAGGTTGTTGATCAAAGGCACCACTTAAATAAGATGCTCCAGCAATTGCAGCTGAAACTTTTCCTGGACTATAATTACCTTCTTTATTTTTTAAAATATCTAAAAGAGTTCCACCTTGTTGTTGATTATTTAAACCAGCAGCTCGTTCTTGTAGTAATTGATTTGATGGTACTGCTTGTTGAAAAGGTAAAGCACTTAAAGATGAATATTGATTTGCTAATTGACTATATGGTGTAAAAGCTGATTGTGCTGCTGAAAAACCTGGCACACCAACTGCACTTCCTGCACCTAAAACTGTTTTACCACCGTAGTAACCTGCTGTAGCGCCTGTTATACCACCTAGTATCCTTCCAAGTCCTGATGCTCCTGAATCTTTTGCTCCTCTGTATCCTTTGTAACCACCGTAAGCGGCCATTGCGTAGGGTAAAAACTGTAGCATTAAATATATTCTCCTTTTAAGATCTTAAGTATGAAATAATACCATTTAACTACAATGGTTTCAACTCATCGGCAAAACAACCTTCGTATTGGTGTTCTCCCACATGTATTATTGGGTCATTGATATAAACATAACATTTCCCCCCAATGTCCCTCCAAAGCTTACAAAATGAAAAATCCTCACCTAAAAATATCTTTGTTTCACTATCGTGTAATGTATCAAAAAAATTCCACATATGGGGTCTATCTATGTACTCACCATTAATAACTGTCTTTTGCACTATTCCTTTGTCAGGATAAGCCTTTATCATTTTATCAAAAACACTTCTTTTAATTAACATACATCCTGTTGGACTATGGGTTACTTCCATAACTCCGTTATCTAACTTTATATCTTCTGGGTTTTCTACTTTCATTGGATAAGTATTTAAATACCTATGTATATCTTCAGGGCCCTTAACTTCACCATCGTTCCATTTTTTGTAAAGTTTATCCCACATCATTGTTTTTAAGGGATAGGGAATAGACATTAATTCTTTATCTTTCTTCAACATTTTTAATATAGAATCTGCTCTGAAATATATATCCGAATCTACAAATAACATGTGAGTGCATTTAGATTCTAGAAAAGCTGATACACATAAGTTTCTACCTTGAGTGACTAAAGAAGATTTTAACAATGTAAATGTAATTTTTATTCTATGTTTTATACATAGTTGTTGTAATTCAAGTAACGCTTGTGTGTAATGCATAGCAACATTACTATGACAAGGTGTGCAAATCATAAGAAAAATTTCAGGTTTTGTTTCTTTTTTTCCGGTGTCCCGTTTCCACATAGGAAGACTAGCTTTCTCGTAAGGTGTTACCTCAACTTCTTTTAAAGTTTGATAAGTGTCTTCATTTATTGTTTCTTTCATTTAATGCTCCTTTCAAAAAGTTAGTCCACTCCATACCTTTTTTGTCCCAACTATAAAATCTTTTGTAAAACTTTTGTTGTTCTTCTAGATGTTCTTGCATGAAATTTTCATGTAGGTAACTAGCTGCTATGTTAATAGCTCCTGCAGTATCTTGTGCCATTTGTTCATAATTTTTAGAATAATTAATGTATACAGGCCACTCTGCACATGTTTCATACAAAGCTCCAAAGTTATTTGTTATTACATGCACACCAGATGCTAAAGCTTCAAGAGCAGAAGCACAAGATGTTTCTTCAAATATACTTGGATATACAAACATATCGTAGTTAGGCATCATTTCTTTTATGTACTCATTAGGTTTATAACCTATGTAGTTTACGTTTGGTAATTTCTTAGCTTGTTCATATAACGCTTCAAAATCTTTTTCAGTATTATCTGCAAATTCAGAACCATAAACTTTACAAGAACTATAAACATCTAATTCTATATTAGGGTTTTCTACATCTTGCATAGCTCTTAATAATACATTCAAACCTCTCCAAGGAGTACAATGATGTATTAATTTAATAGGTGTACCTCTTTTGTATATTTTTCTAATTGGAAAATCTTCTACACCGTTCTTAATAACAACTGATCTTTCTGTAGGTATATCAAACACCATTCTAAATTTTTCATAATTCCAATGACTGTTGAATACATACCAGTCATATTCAAAGTGTCTTTCTTTATTAGTAAAGAATTCTTGAAGGTTAGGTTGATCCCAAGAATTTTTTTGCCAAAGAATATTTAGTTTGTTAGGATCTATTGGGACTTTACCTGGTATAGATGTGCATATTTGTACTTGATCTAGAAGTTCTTTTGAAACATGCTTTTCAAGCATTTCCATTTGCAACTCAGTTGCGCCTCGAGGTTTCATTATTCTTTTGTGGCAGCACCCATAGAAACTTTAGTTACTTTGATTTCGAGGTCTTGTCTAAAATCATCCACAGAAGTGTCAGTATTGGGATCAGCAACATCATTATCAAAATCAATTTTACTAGCATATATTTTACCAGTTCTTTTGTGTTTAATAATTTCTTTTGCTTCAGCTGGTATTTTTATTATATCACTCATTTTTGTCTACGTCCTTGTCTATTGTATTTTTTATTATTCTGCAACTTCTTTTTTTTATTAGGGCTCTTACAATGTCTTCTAGGTCTCTTCCTAGGTTTATCTCTTTCAACAAAGTCTTTAAACTTTCTAGCCATTTTCTTGTGAACGATCTAACAAAGCATAAGAAATTATTCCTTGTATTTCATTTGCAGTGTCTGCAGTCATTTTTAATATATCACCTGCTTCTAAATTTAAGGTATTATTAATTACATCTATTGTTGTGGTAGCAGCAATTGATTGTTTAAATATTCTAAAGGTTGTAGTTGCTGAGGTGTCAGTAAATTGAACTTCTAAACTTACAGCACCAGAATGCTCGTTACTTGCTTGAATTTGTTTTATTAAAATAGTTGCATCTGTTGGACAGGTAAGAACACTTGTACTTCCTGTTGTTGTTAAATTTATTCCTTGATTTTTATATTGTATTGTCATGACATAAAGTAATTAAACGAATCTTGTTCGTTTTTCAAGTCTTGTTGGTATGAAGTATTCAATTGGTTTTCAACAGTAGCTAAAGCTTGGTTAATCTGTCTAAAACCTTCAGTTGTGTATTCTTGTGGTGGTTCCGGTACATATACATTTATTTTAGCCATGTAATGCTACTCCTCTCTCTGAAGAATCAAACCCACCTCTAGGTGAAGTACTTGGTGCACTTTGGTTTGCTCCACCAGGTCTATCTCCTCTGCCTCTATCACCTACAGAAGAATTTTGATTATTTAATCTTTGTTGTATTTGTTGTATTTGATTTTTATTTTGAGCAGCTATTAATTGTTTCTGCATTCTTTTGTCTTGTAAATAACTAGAAATTACGTTTCGTTTACCTACTAGAGCAGATATACCAATTAAAGGATTTATTGAAGTTCCTAACATAGTTGATCCTAAAGATTCTAATCCAATTTTTTCACCAATTTTATTTAATGCAATATTTTTTATTACGTTTGTACCCATTGTTTTAAAATCTGGCAAAGTCATACCTTCATCTACTAAAGGAGCTATGCCTTGAGGTTGTAATTGTTCCACTATCTTCTACCATCTGGGTTTACATCAGCTCTGAAAGTTCCAAATCTCCAAGTTTCATCGACTGCTGTGTTTTGTATTTTTAAATTTGCCAATCTTCCTCTAGCTCTTGTATCTATTTTTTCTGTAGACGAGTTTATAGTAAAAGGACCTAATTGAGAAGAACTTCCAGCATCAATAGGAAAGTTTTTTAAGAATATTGTAACTATTGCGTTACCTTGTAGATTTTTAAAGTCTGGTAAAAACCTACTCACTCTTAGCATATTTTCTCCGTCTCCGTCTGTGGGTAAATCAAAATCTCCTGATTGAATGTATGCAGGTATAGCAGTCTCTGTACCATCTAAAGCTATTTCGTTAGTACCAACTTCCTGAGCAAAATATAAAGATGATCCGAAAGTATTTGTTGCTCCGCTTAAATTAGAAATTGTTGGAGTTGCAGTAGATGTGTATTCTGTTGCATAAGGCACATCATAGGTACTAGCATCTGCATAGGAACTTCTAGCTAAAGTCATTGTAGCCCAAGTATTTTCTACATAATTATAAACTACTGATCTATTGTTTTGTACTGCTGGACTACCTGAGGGGGTGCCTGCTGGGTAAAACCAAATTATTTCATTAAACAAAGAATTGTGTGAGCCATATATAATTTCATTAGATGAATAATTTATACCTACATTTGATCCGGTGGTCGTGAATACAAAATCTTCTACAAGTGATGGAAGTAATTTAACTGTACCATCAAATACAAAAAACCCTCCACCTGCTCCCATCCAAAATACTTTACCATCCGCATATACGGTTGCGTGTTGACCAATACATCCACAGTTAGAACCAACTTGTCGTATAGAAAAAGTAAAGGGCGGGCCCACAAACTGCATTGTATATGCTGCTTGGTCTGTTAAAATTAAGTTGTAATCTTTACCAGAAACTGCTGCAACGATTTTGTTTCCGGTGTCCAGTCTAAATGTACCTGCAGTATTTACAGAAGTTGGTTGATACACACTATAGTTTTCTTGATCACTAAATCTAATAAACATTGGATCTTGTGTAGTAGAATCTCCAATAGTTGTTTCAGTTCCAAAATGAACAACGTGTCTATCTCTATCTGATGTTATAGTTAATCTAGTTGCTGTTGGAGCACCAGACATAATTACTGCTCGTTGTTCTAATGGGTTTGATACACCAGGATTCCAAACAAATGTTTTACCATCTTTTACAGTAGCAATCAGTTGTTCCCCAAAATTATCAAGTGACCATGATCCAGGATCTAGAATTAAAGAAGAAGTAGTAGTTCCTGATCCCCAAGTTAACCTACTCCAAGTTCCTGTGCCCCAACCATAACCATAAGTTTGAATTGTTGGCCCTATTTCTTCATAAGGATTTATTGAAGCTCCACCTGCTGCGGACATTCCTGTACCTGTTTCAGTGGTAGTCATTTTAATAGTAAATGAATTCGTAGCTGTAGTTAATACTTCAAAAGTAAAACTAGTAAAATCTGTTGTGTTGTATCTTGTGACTGTTGCTTCTCTTACTGCTACACCACTTGAATGAGATGCTGCAGTTGTGCTGTTTGTACCTCTTGTGCATCCTGTTAAATCGTTCGAAGACTTTCCTGTATATGTAATTAGTTCATTACCAATTCTTACAGTGCCTGCCGAAGAAAAACCTGTGGAACTTGTAAGTGTAATAGTTGTAACAGAATCATTTATATCACCATTAAGCGTAGTAGCTTGTCCTGGTACAGTGACAGATGAAAAAGTAATATACTCTCCAACTTCAAGAACGTGACTTGTTTTATTTACGGTTACAATATCTGATCCATTTGTTGATGTAAAAGTTGCACCTGTTATGGCTGTAGCCAAAGGTGTTACATCATAAAATTTGTCTTCATAATAAATATATAAAGCTTTAGATGTACCAAGTGCAGCATATCTTCTACCTTCTAAATCTGTCCAAGTGTGTTGGGCTCTTGTTGGCCCTGCAATTGTTTGTTGACCTATAGCTGTATAACCACCTATTTTTTCTGGTTGTCCATATCTAAATCTTACAAAATCTCCATCAATCCATTGTCCTTCTGCTCCTGATGGGGTATCTGCTTTATTGAAACCTGGGGCTATTCTTACATTTGTTAAAGGCATATTAATTTACTCTCAAAAATCTATATTGAATTTCTCCATTACCACCTGCAGCTCCTAAACCGGTAACACTTTCAGTGCCGTATTGAGCACCTCCACCACCTCCACCTGATCCACGAGTTCCTGCAGTTCCACCAGTTGATCCACCTTGAGGTGATCCTGCACCTCCTGCAACATTACCTGAATAAGATGCACCACCAATAGATCCACCTATTTGACAGTTGTCTCCACTACAGTTTCCATTGTTACCACCAACAACTCCATTACCTGATTGATTAAATGTTCCAACCGGCCCTGATGTCAAAGTTGTTACTGCTTTAGTTGATCCATCACTATCTCTAAAATTTCCTGACGTAACAGCTGAGCCATTTATTGTAGCCGATCCAGCAGTTCCTGCAGTGTTTGTTCTTAAAGGTCCTTGTACTGCACCACCTGTACCACTTGCTCCACCTCCAGCACCTAAAGTAAATAAAGATCCAGTTGAAGATCCAGAAAGAGTTGTATTAGTTCCAGCTGAGGCTGTTTTAGGATGACCAAAATTAGATGTTTGATTTCCTGGTGCACCACCACCACCTATTCCATAAGAAATTGTTTCGCCTTCAGCAACAGTAAAGACTTTATCTGATACATAAGCTCCTGATCCTCCACCTGCTCCTGCAGATTCACCCCCTGCTTTATCGTAACTAACTCCACCTGCAGCTCCACCACCTCCACCAACAGAAGCCTGTATGTGAATTGCGTTAGCACCATCAGGCACTGTGAAAGTTCCTGATCCTGAACTTAATGTTTGAATTGAAGTTGCTTGAAAAGCTGCAAATACTAATTTCCAAACACCAGATACTTTTGCATATATTTCATCTGCTTCTTGCCAAGTACCCGATACTTTGCCATAAGCATTATCTATCTCTTGAAACGTTCCTGATACTTTGCCATAGGTATTAGCCATTTAAACTCCTATGAATATTTAAACCAAATGTCTCCATCACTACCTCCTGATGGGGAAGATGTACTTATTGTAAATTTTCTTTGTAGTTTTGCAGCAGTTATAGCATCGTTAGCAATTTTAGCCGTTGTCACATTTACGTTAGAAATGGCAGCGGTCAAAACAGCATTATCTGCTAGCTGTGCGCTTTGGATTGCATCGTCAGCAATTTTATCGTTGTTTACTGCATCATCAGCAATTGAAGCTGTTCCTATTGTACCACCTAATGTATCTAGTGATACTTCATTTAAGTTTGTACCATCAGCATATGCTGCATAAATTTTTGAAGAATCTAATGTAAATCCAGTTCCCGATGCAGTTTTAATCGTAAGGTTTGTTGGATTAGTAATTAATCTGCAATCAAATATATAAAATTTTTCTATTGAGTCTGGTATAGTTACTGTCGTTGCGCCAGCTAATGTAATTGTCGCAAACTTAATTACCATATTTCTAGCAGTAGAAATAGATGCATTACTCATTACTAGTGCTGTAGTTGAACCGCTTGATAAAGTTATAGATTCAAAACCTGCTATTGCTTGTTGAACAAGTTCTAGATTTGTGTTTGTTTTAGTTCCCCATGTACCCGAGTTTTCACCCGTAGCCATTAGTTCTAATTTAAGATCTGATGAAAATGTTGATGCCATAATTTTGTATTATACCCTTTTTAAGCTGCTATATCAACTTCTGTCCAAGTATTAGAAACCCCTTTATTTACTTCAGTCCATGTGTTGGTCACATCTGGATCTACGTTAGACCAAGCAGTAATTAGTGGACCATTTATAGATCCAGTTAATTGAATACCTGTGACTGCAACCTCTACTCCAGGAACAGCTACTGCTGTACCAATAGAAGAGGTCAACTGAGAACCTGTAACATCTACAGGAGTATTTATATCTATGGTTTCTTCTCCTAAAGCAGCTGTTATTAGACTTCCAGTTACACTAACATTTGCATCTGCGGTAGTTGTTGCAGAACCTATTGACGTTTGTAATTGACTTCCTGTAACATCAACATCTTTACTTATTGCAATAGAAACTGAATTAACTGAGAATGTAGCTTGACTTCCTGTAATACTTATATTTGCGTCACCTGTTACATCAACACTATTTGTTGACATAACCATGTCATGTTCAGTAACAATAACACTGACATTACCGTCAGCACTTACAGAATAAGTACCAAGTGATAAACCTAATTGTGAACCCGTAACTGGTACGTTTGCATTTCCTACAAGAGCTTCTTCTCCCATTGACATAGTCAATTGAGATCCAGTTACTGCAGCACTTGCTCCAGCTTGAGTAGAAGCACTTCCAATAGAACCTGTTAACTGAGAACCTGTTACACTTACATTAGTGTTTATATCAATATTAGAATTTCCTAAAGACCCTGTTAATTGTAAACCTGTGACGGCTACATTTGCATTTGCAGTTACAGTTGTAGCACCGATAGAACCTGTTAACTGTGAACCTGTAACGGCTACGTTGACACTAGTTCCTCCTAAAGAAGATATCGGGGACTGTGATAAAGCTGTAATACCTAACATATAATAAAATCCTTAAAAGGAGACAGGGGGTATGTGGTGGTGCCCTGCCTCCATCTAAGAATTATATCATCGCTTAAACCACGAAGGAAGACCTAGATGAGGTCTTTTATCAAACATATTGTCCTTTGCACCTGGTGTTTTACGATTATTATAATGTAAAAAAACCTGTACGCATTCCTTACCTTTAAATTTATTTCTCCAATGCTCTAGTTCACACCCAGAGTAAACTAACATATCACCTTGTTTTAAATCTACTTTAATACCTTTAGCTTTGCTTTCAGCAGTTATTTTTCCCCCATTTGGTATACCCACATTTTGATCAGGGCTAAGATATATAGGCCAAGGATCACCACCTAAATTCATAGTAGTAGATATCTCGCAACTAAATCTATCTTTGTGTCTTTTTAATTCATCACCTTTTTTATATATTCTAGCATAAGTATATGCAGGATATAATTTAAGTCCTGTTGCTTCTTCCATTTTAGGAAGGCATTTTAATAATAAAGTTTCCATAGCCATATTTGCATATTGCGAATAAGTGTTTGGAATCTGTTCATCTTTACCTTCATAATACCCAATTATTGTCTCAAAAGGTGAGAAGTATCTTGATTGTTTACAGGTATCATAAACTTGTTTTTGCATACTAAAATAATTTGCAATAAAACTAGCTAAGTCTTTTGATATTGCTTGACGGATAACTGTATATTTTTTCTTTTTAAACATCTTTAGCCATTTCTTTTGGTACAGCTTGTATGTTCCAATGTATAAATCTGAAAGGCTCTTTACCAAAATCTACTGCAAATTCATGTTCCAAAAACCCTGGAAAGATAATTAAAGTTCCAGGTGTAGGTTTAAAATGTATAAGTTCAGATCCACCCCACACACCTTTTTGATCTGGTTTCATTTTTAATTTTGTAGCTCTAGCACCAGTTCTCGGTTCGTGAAATACTGGAAAAGATGTTTTATCACTGCACTTTAAAAAATAAAAACCCGATACGTGTTGGTTCCAATGTATATGTGCACTGTGATGACCACCACCTTTTTTAGCAAACTCTTGTACCCATAATTCAGAAAACATAGTTGTGTATTGTTGCATATCAAAACCTTGATGATCTAAATACTCCCAAGACTTTTGACCAATGTAATTTCTAAAATCTAAAAAATTATTGTCTGCTGTAAGTGGTGTTGAATGATATGATCTTCCAAAGTCACCGTGTTCTTTTATAAATTTTTTTTCTCTGTTTCTTGCTTCTTTAATATATTTATTAGAAGCTTTGTTTAATGACTTTACAAACTCTGGTTTTTTCTCTGACCAGATAGTTGTATTAAAATAATTATTGATAAACATTATTTAAAAGGTTTTCCTAAATGCCAAACAACAAGACTATATCTTGTGCCTGATGTTACGGGTTTAACTCTATGCCAAACAAAAGAAGGAAACACAATAATAGATCCTTTCGGTAAAATCTCTTTTGCTTTTACTAAATGTTTAGTTTCTTCTCTCATATGTGGATCGTAGTTTCTAAAATCAAATTCTAATTCACCACCTTTATATTCTGAACCATCTGTTAATTGACAAGTCATAGATAGTTTTCGAATCTTACCATTGTCAGGTCCTTCTTTTTCATAAGGTTTATCCCAACTATCACAATGCCAATCATAATATTGGTTGTGTTTATATTTTGTAAACTGACAAGATTCACTTCTTTCCCAATCAAAGTTCCAACCAGCTGCTTTATTTGCTTCGTGAACGTATGGGTGTAATTCTTTATATATCCAAGTATCATTTAACCAGACTAGATCAGAGTTTCTTCTTCTCTTCATATCTTTGACTTCTTCTTTTTTTAAATCTCTATCACCATACCCACCAGTTCTAGCCATTACTTCTTCTTGTTGATTAGCATAAGCTATAACATCATCACAAAATTTTGGTGTCAGAGCTTTAGGAAAATGCCAGTAGTAATTAGATAAATTCATAAGTTATTGTTTGTACAAAATTTAAACTATCTTTCTGATCATTTGTTACAGTATACATATTAGTAGATGGAAACATAACAAACATATTTTTTTTAAGTTCTATGTCCCAACTTCTTCCTTTACGTCTATTATCATCGTAATGTATTTTTATCCAACACTTATCAACTTTAACTCCGTAAAGCATTGTAAAGTCAGGTGAGTTTCGAAGATCTACTGGATCAACATTTAATAACGGTTTAGATACTTGACCAGGTTTATAAATATTTCCCCACGTTTTTTTGTTAATTAAATTTATAGCATACTCAAGACCAATAAAGTCCCGCATGTAAGTATTTAACATATCCCAAGTTATTGAAAATGGGAATTCTTTGTTAGTAAACGATGATTGTAAAATATCGTTAGTAAGTTTTTCTTGGTCTATCTCAAAACCTTTTGGCATATCAACATCACCAAAGAATAAACTTTGTTCACTTAAAATATTTTTTTGCATACCTGAATGTAATATATACATCCATCATTTTTGGTGTCAATTGATATAGATCAATTATGCTTTAGAATCTGTCAAATCCCAAGTTGTGTTATCTTCATTCCAAACGTAATGCCATGCGTGAGTATCTGCTTCGTTTTGTGAAGTTTGTTCAGCTGTTAAATCAGGTGCATCACCGATTGGTGATTTCCAAGAAGCTGAATCATTATGTTTTACCCATGAAGCATATGGTTTTTTAGGCCAGAAGATTTCATTATCTTCGTCCCAAGTATAACCGATACCTGCATAGTTTCCTCTAAAAGGTGTTCCGCCATCTTTATGTGTATTACCTGCTGTATTGTAAGATGTTTGAATCCACATTTGTGCAGGCCAATTATTATGAGTTTCTAAATATTGTTGACCTACTGATTCATCTTCAACACCATCAGCGTTTTTCATATCTTTGTTATCAAGTGTTAATACTTGAATAACTTTTCCGTTCGCTCCGAGTTTTGCAAAATGTGCCATAATTATCTCCTATTATATATTAAGTTTTAAAGTTAGTAAATACATCCTGTTTTATTGATATTTATATCTAATAATAACAATTCCTGAACCACCAGCATAATAACCTCCACCACCACCTCCAGTGTTTGCTGATCCAGCAGATCCAGGACCACCATTAGTGTTCCCTCCATTACCTCCACCACCAGGACCACCTGCACCTCCAGCGGAAGGACCGTTTCCTCCACCACCTCCTGCAAGAGTTACTGGAGAACCTGTTATTGAATTTGCTACACCATTACCACCAGCACCACCATTAGTACCTGGACCTGGAGTTGGGGAATTTGCACCTACACCTCCAGCACCACCTCCTCCACCGCCAGCTCCGACAGTTGAACCTCGTGATCCACCACCAACACCACCGTTATTTCCTTGAGGTGGAGAAACTGGTGGAGTATTACCTGAACCTGCAGCTTTTGCAGATCCTGTTGGACCGGGATTAGCAAAACTACCTCCGCCTCCTGAACCACCTGGTTGACCAACACCTGTTGATGATCCATCACCTCCTTCAGCACCACCTCCTCCACCTGTTGATGTAATTGTACTAAAAACTGAATTTGCACCTTTGTTACCTGGATTACCTAAAGGATTAGCAGTTCCTCCAGCACCTACTGTGATTGGATAACCTTGTACTGCAATTGGAAAAGATCCTGCATTACATCCAGGACTTGGAAAAGTTGTTCTATGACCACCTGCTCCACCACCTCCTGCATAATAAGCAGCTCCTCCTACACAAGTACTACCTGCTGCCCCACCTCCTGCAACAACTCGATAGTCTACATTACTTCCACCTCCAACTGAGTTTCCTATTTGTGAAACACAAAAAGTACCAGGTCCTGTAAATGTATGAATTTTAAAATCTCCAGAGGTTGTAATAGTTCCTCCTGTTGCTGTTATAAATAATTGTTGTTGAGAAATATCTGCTGCTTTAGAAGCATCGGTAATAACCCAACCTCTTGTTGAGTCTACATAAATAATAATAATTGAAGTTCCTTCAACAGTAATTTCAAATAATGTCGTTGAACCTTGAATTTTGTTTCCATTTGAGTTTAAAATACATTTATTTGTATCGAATGTATTTGCATAATCTTTTATACCAACCACATCACCAGCAGAGGGTGACGCTGGTAGTGTTACTGTGATTTGTCCACTTGTTGTATTTACAAAAAAACCTTGATTATCTGTTGCTGTAAAACTTGTAGTTTTAATATCTGAAGGTTTCCAATCAACTTCACCTCTTAAATAAATTGATCCTGTAGTATTATTAATTGTACCACCTGTGATTCCTGCAGTTGAAATTGATCCTGCATTTGTAATTGTTGATCCACCTGATGTAGATACTGAATCTCCACTATCTCCGATAGTTTGTGTTGTCCCTGTTCTTGGACTAATTTTATTTGTTTTAAATTCACTCATAGCTATTGAAATTTGTAACGAATGATAACTATACCTGAACCACCTCCACCACCTCCACCAGGAGCTGATGCTATGGCTCTACCGCCACCTCCACCACCAGTGTTGACTGTTCCATTTTGTGCAACAACATCAGTTGGAGCAGCACTATTCGCTCCTTTTCCACCATCACCTCCACCACCAGATCCTCCTGAACCTTGTGTTCCAGCATATGAAAAACCACCGCCTCCACCAGCTTTTGTAACGGGTGAACCAGTTATTGAAGTTGCAGCTCCGTTTCCACCATTTCCCCCATTAGAACCATAAGAGTTTGGTCCTCCTTGAGCACCTGCAGCTACTGCTCCACCACCACCAGCGCCAGCATATCCACAACCACCTTGACCATTTCCACCAGGTTGACCTTGAGGAGGACTTACAGGAGGTGTATTTCCAGCAGCACCTGGTGTGTGAGAGCCTGATGTTCCACCACCACCGGAACCACCTGTTTTAGCAGAAGCAGGTGCAGGAGAGTATCCACTACTTCCACCACCTCCGCCTGTAGATGTAATTGTTGAAAAAACAGCAGGACTTCCTGATGTTGAACTAAAGCAACTAACACCACCTCCACCCACTGTTATTGGAAAAGCTGATGCTGTAATTGTAAGACCTGTAGGAGCTACTAATGGGCTAGCTGTATATGAAGGTGTAATATCTCTACCTTCTCTAAAACCACCTCCTCCTCCACCACCTCCGTTACTTCCTGCGTGACCACCACCTCCACCACCTCCTGCAACTACATTGTAAGAAACTGTGTTGGGTCCACCTGTCGGAACTGTTGGGCCATTACCTAATGTTGTAACTGTAAATGTACCAGGACCTGTAAAGGTATGAATTTTATAATCACCTGAAGTTGTTATTGTCCCACCTGTAGCAACTGTAAATAAAGGTTCTTGAGAAATATCCGATGCTTTTGCTGCAGCAGTTGATAACCAACCTTTTGTTGCATCAACATAAATTAAAGTTATTGAACCACCTTCAACTGAAATTACAAAATTGTTCGCAACACCTTCGATGTTGGAACCATTTCTTCCGATTGTAATATTGTTTGTATCAGCAGTGTTTGCATAATCTTTGATACCTACTAAATCTC